TATATCTGACGGTGATTTTGACGTCCCTAGTGGCGACCACGGGTTTCATGGTTGGAATCCTAAGTGTGTTCCTAGCATCTATTACATCAACTGGAAGGTCGAACAAATAAAAATTTGGCGTGAGAAGTGCCAGTTTCCTGATTTTGAAAAGGCTCAATCAAGAAAAACATCTAGTCAGTTGAGAAGAGAATCAGGTGAAGAGAGGAGGAAGGCAGGTATTAAAACCAAGTATGGTGCTACCAAATGTTACATAGAAAAAGTGAAATGAAACCATATAGGTTACGAGGACTTGCTAGTGAATATATTTTCGCTGCCAAGTACTATGAAAATATTGATGATGAGGAGTATCAGCTTCTTAGTCCCACTATTGATAAAGGTTGGGATTTTATGGTGGAGAAGAATAAGAAGAGAATTCAAGTCAAGCGGTTCACTCCAGATGAGAAAAGATATAATCCTAATACCCTTGACCTCAGAAGAAAGAGAAATAAAGGTACTGGAAATTATACTGGTAAAGAGTTTGATTATCTTGTCGTACATAACACTACAAATGATGATATAATAGTAGCTAATATAAAACAACTTATGAAAGAAGATGGTACTATGAAAAATAGTGTTAGTATATGTCCTAATAAAAAATCTAAAGGATTAATTAATGAAGGATTTGGGGTATTCAAATGAAACCATATCAGAAAAGGGCTATGGAATGGATTGCTTCTCAATTAGGTGGGCATTTATTCACACAAGATAGGAAAGATTGGAAAGGTCGAAGAGTTAGATGGGTTGGTTTTAATTATGTACCAGAAGAGTTTAAAAAAGATTGGGAAGGTACAGATGATTGGGAAGAAGAGTTTGAATCTGCTAGACTAGAATCAATAAGTAGAGGACAAGGATGGATTAAAGCACAGAAGGATGCTGGGAGTATAAAAGATGACTAAAGAGTTTTTATCACCAGGAGATAAGAAGAGATTAGAAGAATTGTATGTTGGATATCATAGTCCATGGAATGAAGCACATGAACAAGCAATATTTAAAAAAGAAATTGATGAAATTTGGAGTCGTTATTATACAAGGTAATGAAATTTAAAGCACTTGTTTTTATTAGATTGAGAACACAGGTTGATGATTCACCAGGTAATGCTGTCAGGGGTTGTTGTAAAAGACTTTCTGATTTAGATATTAAGAAGTTAAGATTGGGTAAAGTGATTGATATATGGTTTGAAGCACTTGATAGAGAGGATGCTATGAAAGAATTGGATACTCTTAGTGATAGGTTATTTGCAAATACTGTTATGGAGGATTGGTCTTTTGAGTTGACTGAAATAGATGAATTTCCAGCTGGAACTAGGTAGTGTAATGTTTTGTTAAATATGTGTAAGGATCTCTTGAAGTTCCATTATAATAGACCCTTATGGAGGTTACCCATGAAAAAAATTCTAGCCTTGATCCTTGCTTTTACTCCCACAGCGGCATTGGCAGAGAACTATGATTCTCAATCTGGATATTCTCATGAGCGTACTTGCTTTAAAACTGAGTATAGAGAGGAATATATTCCAGGAACAGAAGAGAGACCAGGATATGTGAACTCATCGAAGGACACTGTTGAAGTTTCATGTGATGAAACCAAACTACAACCTAGGGATGATTGGGAAGGCAAATCATTGGGGTATAATAGAAAGGGTCAATATGTGGGTAAATATGGATTTGCTAGATCAGGTTCACATTCACATAGTTCAGATAGTCCATCTTACCGCAGACATGTGACCATACATGAGGAAGTGGATGATAATTCATGTGTTGAAGGTACTTTGATAGGTGGTCTTTTGGGTGGTGGAATTGGTGCTACTATTTCACGAGGTGACGGACGATGGTGGGCAATACCATTAGGTGTTGCAAGTGGAGCAATGGTTGGATGTCAGGTAGATGGAGGCTGATCCTCTTGCTCGGATAGAGCTTAATACATTAGAGAGAACTTTTGAGTATGAAAAAGTATGTAGATTGGTGGATGGTCTTACGGGAGAAGACGCTAAATTAATGGCTAAATGTTATGCCAAGCTTTACCTTGCTAATTTGGAAAATTTAGATTATGAATCAACGTGAAAAACTAGACAAACTTCGGTGGAGAAGTAATCAAAAGGCTTCTAATATAGTCTTTTATTCTTATAAGATGAGTGAACATGATCATATTAATGAACATGAGTTCAAACGTCTTACTCATAGTATCTCTTCATTGAGGGAGTTTAATAATGAAATATCTGTTTATCTTTTTTGTGATAAGCCTAATCTTGTTCCCGATCATTTTAAGTCTGAGTACTCTGTCTTCATAAGACCATTTGTGAAGGGATTTGATCATCATATGCTGAGTGCATGGTCAATTCATAGGTGGTATAATCTTAAGCATTTTAAAGGAAAGAATTATAATATTTTGTATCTGGATTCTGATACTATTTTTTATTGTGATGTTCAGTATTTGTTTGATACCTATTGTCATCTAGATGTATATGGTAGAGAAGAGTTTGGATTTAGGTTTGATCCAAATACAGGCGGGGGTCTGAAGATAAGAGAACAGTTAGATAAGGTTGATGAGGCAATTTTTGATTTGGGTGGCAGATCGGAAGTATATAAGTATTGTCTTGGTGTAGTATTATTGAATAATAATTTCCATAAGTATATAATTGAGAAATTGGATGAGTTGACAGAAATGATGGAGCTCTTTAAGAAGAGTGAAATTTTGATGCCCATTCCAAATCCAAGGATAATAGATCAATATGCAGTATGGGTTATCTTAAGTCGTATTGAAGTAATAGGGGGTTTGTTTGCTGTTCAGGATGTGACGATGGGGTATAAAGAACAGAAACATAAGGAGTTCTTTAATCCAATTGTGTTACACTATACCACTAAGGGTGAACAGGAATTGGCGAAGGAGGAGAGATTTAGTAATCTGAGAAGAGATGTAGATGAGTTGGCTGCGGACATTGATCCCTATCATGTATTATGACAGAACTGAAAGATTGGTTAAATTCTATTAATTTTAATAAGGAGGATTTGTCCGATGATATAAGAGAGTATGCGCCTTATATTATTAATAGATGTTTGTCTGGATATCTGGACTGTATCATGTTTGCGAATGAGATGAATAAGTATCATTTTCTAGATAAAGATATGCAATATACATTTTATCTAAATACTATTAGGAAAAAGAAGAGATTTTCTCCCTGGCTCCGAAAAGATAAAGTGTCAGATCTAGAGTATGTAAAGCGTTATTATGGATATAATAATGAGAATGCTGCTCAAGCAATGAAAATTTTATCTAATGAACAAATTGAATTTATCAAACAAAAACTTGATATTGGTGGTAAAAAATGATTACTCGCACTGTCGAACCTCAGGTCAATTGGTCTCAAGATCAAATGGTAGAGGTAAAACTAAACGAACCAGATGACTTCTTAAAAGTTAGAGAAACCCTCACTAGAATTGGGGTTGCTTCTCGCAAAGAAAGAAAACTTTATCAGTCTTGTCATATTCTACATAAGCAAGGAAAGTATTACATAGTTCATTTTAAAGAATTATTTGCGTTAGATGGTAAGTACGCAAATCTTACAGTGAACGATGTCCAAAGAAGAAATCGTATTACTCGTCTTCTTGCTGATTGGGGTTTAATATCTGTGGTATATGAAGAGATCATTCAAGATATTGCTCCATTAAACCAAATTAAAGTTCTTCCGTATAAAGATAAGAACGATTGGACTTTAGAACAAAAGTATAATATAGGTAAAAAAGGAAAAGTAGAGGAAACACAATAGAATAGTAGGGTTATCCCCCTTTCACTTTTTAAGCGATCTTGTATAATTAGTTATGGACGCCGTAAGGGTCCACACATAACAAACTCGCTTTTAAAGGAGCTAAAATCATGGGAAACCTAACCCGCTATCGATCTGCGGACCTTCCAGAATTAATGGAAAGGATTTCGCGAAACAGTATTGGACTAGACGATTATTTTAATAAGTTCTTTGACCTACAGACGCCCTCTAATTATCCTCCCTATAATCTTGTTCATGTGAATAATGTAGAATCTAGATTAGAAATTGCACTAGCTGGATTTACAAAGGAAGAGGTAAATGTTTACACCGAGTATGGAAAACTTTTTGTCAAAGGGCAAAAGGAAGAGAAGGATAGCACAGACTACATCCATAAGGGATTGGCTCAACGATCTTTCGAAAGAGCCTGGTCACTCTCAGATGATGTTGAGATCAAATCAGTCACCTTTGAGAACGGACTGCTTGTTGTTGAATTAGGAAAAATTATTCCTGAGCATCATGCCAGGAAGGATTGGCTCTAAATAATGAATCAGACTCGGGGTCCGCCCAAGAGTCTGAAACCGGTTTCAGGCGGGGGTCTTTACGACCCTCTTCTTGTATGGTATAATGTTACGAGGATTAATTGTAAAATGACTATAAAGGTTGCAGTATTAAAATCTGGTGAAGACATCATAGCTGATATCCAGGAAATGGTGATTAAAGATTCTGCGGGGATTGAGAAGACGGTTGGTTATTTTTTCAAACAACCTTGTGTAGCTCAACTTTTCGGACAAGAGCCAAAAGGTGATGTTGGAGGAGATATTCCTTTTAGGATTAGACTTACTCCGTGGATGCCTTTAGCTAAGGATGAAAAGATCCCGGTGGTTATTGATTGGGTTATTAGTATTGTAGATCCCATCGATGAATTGATGGAAATGTATCAAAGAGGATTGAAGAATTATGAAGATCGAAAATCTGAGGCTGCTAGTTCTGTTGAACGGGCAGAAGATTCTGAGTCAGGTGGAGGAAGTTCAGTCGGAGTTGGGTGAACCTGACTGTAAATTAACTGAACCTTTTCTGGTAAAGACATCAGAAGATAAGATTACATTGCAAGATGGTGTAATAACTTTAGCTCCTTGGCTTGTAGGATTTACTAATCAGAATTCTTTTATGTTGAGTTCTGACAAAATCTTGACTATTGTGGAACCTAATAGTAAACTGAAGAAGAAATATGAAGAACTATTAGAAAAGGAATGAGATTCTACACTAACGTCCAGATGGTTGGAAACAACTTCCTTGTCCGAGGATATGAGGATGGAAAGAGTGTAAGATTTAAAGAAGAGTATGCTCCCACTCTTTATGTAAAATCCAAAAGGGAGTCTAAGTGGAAGACTTTAGAAGGTGAGAATGTAGAACCCATTAAACCAGGGTTGGTGAGAGATTGTAGAGAATTTTATAAAAAGTATCAGAATGTTGAGGGATTTGATATCTATGGGAATGATAGATATGTCTTTCAATATATTTCAGACAAATATCCTGAAGATGAAATTAAGTTTGATATCAAGAAGATCAACTTAATAACAATAGATATTGAGGTGAAATCTGAGAATGGTTTCCCAGATCCAGAATCTTGTGCAGAAGAGATGTTGACTATCTCTATACAAGATTATGCTACTAAAGAGATTAATACTTGGGGAAGGAAACCCTATACTCCAACTCAGAAGAATGTGACTTATCACTACTTCGAGGAGGAGGTTGATATGCTCAACTCATTCCTTCATTATTGGTCCCAGAACCCCCCTGAAGTGGTCACTGGGTGGAATACTAGGTTATATGACTTTCCCTATATGTGTGGGAGGATTACTAGGATAATGGGCCTTGAGAAACTCAAGATGTTATCCCCTTGGAGATTGGTTACCAATGAGGATATATATGTTTCTGGAAGGAAATATATTGTTTTTGATATAGCTGGAGTATCTTCTCTGGATTACTTAGATCTATATAAGAAGTTTACTTATAAGGCACAAGAGTCATATCGATTGGATTATATTGCGAGTGTTGAACTAGGACAAAAGAAATTAGACCACTCTGAATTTGATACCTTTAAGGATTTCTATACTGGTAATTGGAAGAAGTTTGTAGATTACAACATTATTGACGTTGAATTGGTTGATCGTCTTGAGGATAAGATGAAGTTGATTGAGTTAGCACTTACTATGGCATATACTGGTAAGGTTAATTTTATTGATGTGTTGTTTCAAGTAAGAATGTGGGACACTATCATTTACAATTATCTAAAGAAGAGACATATAGTTATTCCTCCTAAGGATAGGAGTGAAAAGAATGAAAGATATGCAGGGGCGTATGTAAAGGAACCTAAACCAGGGGTTTATGATTGGGTTGCATCATTTGACCTTAATAGTCTGTATCCTCACTTAATGATGCAGTATAATATTAGCCCAGAAACTCTTATTGATGAAAGACATCCAAAAGCTACGGTGGAGAGAGTGTTAAACAAGGAAGTAGACTTCTCCGATAAGACAGAGTATGCTGTGTGTCCCAATGGTGCCATGTACAGAAAGGACAAGAGGGGATTCCTTCCGGAGTTGATGGATGTGATGTATGAGGATAGAAAGATCTATAAGGAGAAGATGTTAAAATCTAAACAGCATCTTGTAGATATTGAGGAAGAGATTAAGAGGAGGGGTATATAATGGGATATCTTATTGGAGGTGCTGGGGAAGGACCAGAACAGGAGATTGTAGCATCAAAAGATAATCCTTATGCTAAATTATCAGATGTTCAATTAAAGAGGTTACATGAGCAAACTATCAAGGACATTACGAAGTATAATAACTTCCAGATGGCGAAGAAGATCGCGCTTAATTCTGCTTATGGTGCTGTTGGCAACCAGTATTTTCGTTATTATAAGTTAGCAAATGCTGAAGCAATTACCCTTTCAGGTCAGGTTTCCATCAGATGGATTGAGAATAAGGTTAATGGATATCTAAATAAATTGTTAAAAACGGATGAAGTAGACTATGTGGTGGCATCAGATACTGATTCAATATACATCAATTTCGGACCTATTGTTGATCAATTTTTTAGTCATAAGATTGATGATAAGGCTAAAGTGGTTACAATACTCGACCAAATTTGTCAAGACAAATTGGAACCCTTTATTGAGAAATCCTATGAGGAATTGGCGTCTTATGTAAATGCTTATGATCAAAAGATGCAGATGAAGCGAGAGAATATCGCTGATCGTGGCATTTGGACAGCAAAGAAGAGATATATTCTTAATGTATGGGATAGTGAGGGGGTTAGGTATGAAGACCCCAAACTTAAGATAATGGGGATTGAGGCAGTTAAGTCCTCTACCCCTGCTCCTTGTAGGACAATGATTAAGGATGCTCTGAAGTTGATGATGAATGGTACTGAAGATGAGGTGATTGAGTTTATTGATAACAGTAGATCTCAGTTCAAAAAACTTCCTCCAGAGGATATTGCTTTTCCTAGAACAGTATCTAATGTAAACAAATATAAGGCTTATTCAACCATCTATGCTAAAGGAACTCCTATTCATGCAAGGGGAGCACTCTTGTTTAATCATTATATAAAGGAGAGGAAATTAGATAATAAATATTCTTTGATTAATAATGGTGAGAAGATAAAGTTCTGCTACTTGAAGAAGGCAAATCCTATCAGAGAGAATGTGATTTCTTTTATTTCAGATTTTCCTAGGGAATTAGGACTTGACAAATATATTGATTATGATGTACAATTTGAGAAAGCTTTCTTAGAACCTGTTAAGGTTATATTGGATGCTATTGGGTGGAATGTTGAGAAAACTGTAAACCTCGAATTATTTTTTGGATGAAAGATCAGAATACAATTGATGATGGCGAAGACCAAAATCAAAAATGGAATCGTGGATTGGATCTTTATATAGAATCTGTTCAAAAACCCGATCATGCTCTCCGTGGATGTGCTCATAATCAGAAATGTTATAATGAGTT